TCAAGGGTTAAGTTCCGCAATCCGGCTTACAGCCACATAAATCTCGCTGATTTTATACCAGGTCGGATAATCTACGACTCCGGTCTGCCCAAGGCCGAATACATTTTGGAATACTCTTACCGCATCGGCCGTCTGCTGTCCGTATGTGCCGTCCACCGGTATCGTAGGGATAGAAGGATAGTCCTTCGCAATCCGGTTTAATTGTTCCTGCATCTGACGGACTTTATCACCGGTGGAGCCTATGGTCAGATCATAACCCGGCCAGGAGGAAGGAATGCCTGAAATCTGCTCCGCGGTATTGATATACATACTTTCTCCATAGTAATATCTGAGGATTTCGATAGGAGTATATCCCTGATCTCCCAGATATTTAGATCCCCACTGTGTCATCCTTATAGTAATAGCGTATGTAGTACGAAGAAGTATGTATTTATGCGGTTTATGAGTAATAATAGTAAATGTCTATTTCGCCGTCAGACTTACGATAAATGATTTTTTTTACGATTGAGTTGATAGCTGCATACTTTTCATCTTTTGTTGCCGACTCATTAGAAACAATATCATATACACTTTTAATTCTATTCGGCATATCAGCTTTTATTTCATCCGCCGGAACGCTTAAACATTCCAACTTGTCTTGGAGTGCTAATCTTTCTCTTACAATTATATCTTTATTTTCTCTATATTCTTCCAAAGTATCAATACCATTCCGATATGCCTCCTTAATTCTTAGTTCTTTCATATCTATTTTTTCTAACTGCGTTTTTATGATAGAGATTTCGTCAGTGTTTTTGTGATCTGTCAGGACCTCAAAAGGAACCTCTTTTTTAAGCGAATCCTCCTTTAACATAGATAGAACGATAGGAACGATCTTTTTTTCTGAGACTTGATGAGACACTGAACACTTTCCTTTTAAATAGCCATAACATTGAAAATTAGTATAGGTTCTTCCGTATCGCTTTTCTGTATGAATTGAAGTAGAAAGGCTCCTTCCGCAGGCTGAACACTTTATAAGACCAGAGAGCCAGTGACGCTTAACAGAAGATGGCTTACTTTTCTTGACGACAATTTTATCCGCTAATTCTATTTTTTCATTTGCAGAATCCCAAAGTTCTTCAAGGACCGTAGGTTCCAGTCCGGGAACTTTTACAATGATCCAATCATCTTTTGCTTTTTTTGACCCATCAGGGTTTCTATAATTCCACCTAAGCCAGCCCTTATAGATCGGATTCGTGAGAATGTATTTAATGCCCCTTGCTTCAAACAGCTTTCCTTTCTTTGTACGATAACCAAGGGAGTTTAGATATCTGGCAATTTCTATAAACCCCATGTTTCCATAAACATATTTTTTAAAAGCTATTTCAACGGGCTTTGATTCTTCAGGATCTTTCTGAGGCAGCTCCCCTTTGCGAACAACTCTATATCCAAGGGCAGGAGAAGACTGGAAGTTACCACGCATAGCATTTTCTACCATGCCCCTTGTAACGTCTTCTCCGAGACGGATGGAATAAAATTCATCCATCCACTCAATAATCCGCTCTATCAGTTTTCCGAACATGTCATCGCCTGTTTGCTCGGTGATGCTCACCACATCGACCTTGCATTTATTGCGAAGCAAATTTTTATATACAATACTTTCCTCTTGGTTTCTTGCGAAACGGCTGAATTTCCAAACTAAAATTACATCGAATGGTGCAGGCTTCTGTTTAGCCATGGAGATCATCTTCATAAAGTCAGGACGTTTTTCAGCCTTTTTACCGGAGATCCCCTTATCCATAAAAATAAATTCATTGCTAAGGATCATATCATTCTTCTTCGCGTATTCGATCAGGAGACGTTTCTGTGCGTCAGGAGACAACTCCTCCTGCATGTGTGTACTGACCCTTATATAACCGGCAGCTATTCTCATTATATCACCTCATTCTATTGTATTAAAAAAAAGTACAAAAATAACACCTATTGCCAGGTGTCTCTCTAAAATGATATAATCTATTTGCTAGGTAGATAAATCCGGAGACATCCGGCCATAGTCTATTTAATTCCGCTCGGTTGCCGCCGAGCGGTTTTTATTTATAAAATTTTATCTCCATCAAAAACAAAGGATGTTAATTCTGGTTCTATGTCTGTATCACCATTCCATTTAAAAATAAGAGTATATTCACTTCTTGTCTGTGCACCAAAACTATTTTGAGCATCTACATAAGAAGAAACTGTGTATTTATTTTTGTCCTTAGAGATTGACCAGTCTTCAGAATGGAGAATTGCACCAGGGAAATCTGCGGTTTTCGGCGCTTTCAATACAGCCTTTACTTTTTCTTTTGTTGCTGAAATTAACCAGGTACGTTCTTCGGAAGAAAGTAAGCGGTTTTTGACAGAATCAACCTTTTTAAATTTTGATATAAATTTTACAGTCCCACTATTCAAATTCTTTACTTTGTCGTTATCAAAATAAACTTCGAAAGAATAATCAGAATAATCAAAAGACATACCATTTTCAGCCTTTTTCTGTACATCAATTTTAGATGGTTCGATTCCGATACTTTTTAGAGAATTATAAAAATTGACTCCTCTTTTAGAAGAAAGTTTCTGATCTTTAGCGAATTTTTCGGCAGCAGTCAATTTCTTTTCAGTGGTCGATGAAGATTTGGTTGATTCCAAATCTGATTTTTCTTCTCCGAATAAGGCAAATAGCAAACCAAGACAAAGAAGAGCGGTAATAACGATTCGAATAACCTTATTAAACTTTCCATATTTCCACATAAGTATCAATCCAACCGGGAAAAAGATAATAAGCATTATAATAGTAAACCAGGTACTTGCATAAAATTTTTGAGTTTCCATAAAATCCTCCTTATTGTAGTAATTTAGTAACATCCCTCTTAAGTGTATTGTTATGGTAAATCTTACCAAAGATTCATATCTAACTTTTATTTATAATGTGATTTATGGAAATAAGAACATGGCACGCACGGCACAATAAAAATATTACTTTAAAGCAATTACAAGACCTAACTGGAATCACAAAAACCGCACTAAACGACATTGAGAATGGAAAGAAGTCACCCACGTTGGATCAGTTAGAAAAAATAGCAAAAGCTTTAAATGTACGAATCACAGACCTTTTTATAAGCAAATATAAGTAAATTATACCATAATTTCAATATGTTACGGCGGTTCAATGTACGATTTCCGGTATTCTGGAAATCGTATGTATATATGACACAAAAGAAAGAAATTATGGTAAAATTTTTATATCTTATAAATTTCACATATGAAAAGGGGGATAAGCCATGAATCACATCCCATATGTCAAACAAATTATTGAAAAGCTACAAGAAATGGACGAATCAGACGAACATTTCATAAAACAGATTTTAGTGCTTATTAACAGGCACTTGCAGAAAAAGGGGACGAGCTAATCGTCTTCTTTTTTTATATGTTCAATAATATCTGTACTCATTTTATAAAGCGTTTCCTTCCCTGCGCGGTCCAATTTTTTATAAGCCCGCATTGTCTCAAGAATTAAATCAAAAAATGGGTTCTTTTCCTCAAGGAACATGGATACGAACTCAGCCGTTTCATCTTCTGATGGAAGAAACATTTCACCATTCCCGGTTCTTAACCATTTCTCACTTACGTTAAACTCTCTGCATATTGATAAAATAATTGTATCAATAGGATCTCTTACCCCTGTTTCATATCCGGCGACAGTTGATTGTTTGATACCAATAACAATACCAAATTCAGTTTGATTTAAACCGAGATATTTTCTGAGTTTCTTAATTCTATTACCTATATTATTTGATTCTATTTCCATTCCTACCTCCTTTCTATAAAACTACTATAGCACAAAAAATAACGCAACACAATAAAAAACAAAGAAAAGTATTGACTAATTTATTGTGATACGATATTATTAAATTGCAAATAGATATTGTAAAGAGATAAATAGATATCTCGGAAAGAAGGTGAGATAAATGAACGCAAAAAAAATGACAGAAGAAGAATTGAGAGAAGCAATAATAAGAAATCTTTTGCAAATGGATAAACAAAGTTTGTTACTTGTGAAAAGTAATGCAGCAGCCTTATGTATGTACCAAGAAATGAAAAAACAGGAGCAACAAAAAGACCAGGGAAAGAAACCAGCATAGGGAGGATGGGAAATGAATGTGAAAATCATTTCACAAGAGACTTTCTAATTGGATGAATAGAAGGATTGGAATAAATCTAAGGAGACGTTTATGAAAGAAAAAGAAATGGTTAGGTTATCAAGGAAAGACGCTGAGTGTATGGCAAGAATATTGCAATCAGTTATCTTTAAGCCGGAATATGCCCCTTTTTATGGGTGTAATTACTGTACATATTCAAGTGAATGTCTTGGAGAACCAGGAAATTTAGAGAAGATGAACATTGATGAAATGAGGATACGTTTACAAGATGCAACAGGTGTATACCTGGGCTTTGCAAAACCGTTAAACGATGACCAATGGACCGTCAAAAATAATTCGCCAACGAAAGAAGCCGCTGGCGAAAAAAATTATTGAGGTTCATCGGGGGCAGATAGGAAAACAGGACATCCATCACTGCCTTGTTTGGTATAAGGACATTCTACGACAAGGGGACATGCATATTCCATTTTCTTGTATGAGGATGTCATATTACGAGAAGGTGGAAATTTTGCATATTTAATAATTATGTGACGGTTGTTTTCGGTGTAAGGACATTTAGTGTAATAGTCATATTCTTGATATGTAATCATGAAGCTCACTCCTTTTTTTGTACTCAGCTCTGCCAGGAGCCTGTACATAAATTATAAAGGAAAAACATGGCAGGAACAAGCAGGAAACAAGGACAAACAGCAGTTCATAAGATGTATAAAAAGGAGGTGGTTTAATGCTGAAGCCAGGAAAAAGATACGTACAAATTGACGGAGAAGATATTGAAATGGAAACTCTTTCTGAAGAGGAACTGGAAAAAATTAGACAAGAATTTGTTAACCGGGTAATCAAATCCCTGGGAGGGAAAGTCACAACTGCATAAGCAGTTGTAGAGGGACAAGCAGGAGGAACTATGTACATAAAAAAGCAAGAAAAAGAAGAAATACACGCAATGTATTTAAACGGGATCCCGGTAGAAGACATTGCAGAGATCAAGGAAATTAAAGCAACCGATGTTGAGAAAGCGATTGCGGAATGGGAAAGCATTCTTCTAAAAGAATTAAATCCACAGATTGTAAGAAGAGCGTTCCTTCATTCACTTAAAAGCAATTCGATAGCAAAAGCTGTGTGTGATGCGGCAGAGAAGACAGGACAAGCCAGGGACGTTGTAGAAGAGATTCTTGGCTTTCGATATCCAGAAGTAACTGTAAAGGCAGAAGAAGATAGGGAACTAATATATAAATGGAATGGACTACATACTTTCTGCCAGTGCATAAAACGCAGAAAGTCGGAAGAAGCAAGGAGGTATTATGCTATCTGCAAGACTTACAATGCGTAACGGAGAAACAGGGACATACAGAGCATCTAAAATATCAGAAGTCAGAGAAGAAAACTATTGTCTATTTGGGCAAATTGTGGACAAGCTGGGCCGATATGAGGATTTGGGAACGATAGAAGAACTAAGAGAACTAAAAGAAAAAAGGCGTTAGATTTTGGGAGAATCTAACGCCAAGGTATTTGTATGGTAACAAATAAGTCCTTAAATTTATCTTACCATGCACTTGCCATAAATGCAAGGAGCCAAGCGGCTTATAACGGCCTTGTAATTTATATTAACAACTCAACGAAAAGTAGGTGGTGCGTAGGTGACAAGAAAGAAGAGAGGGATGACCTACATCCCATATGACTATGAAAAAGCGTTTAATCAGCAGATAGAAACGCTTCATGAATACTTCATAGAGCAAATGCTAAAGTTACGTTTTAAGGCAGTGTATGCATGCAAAGAGGTAAGGTCAGGAGAACAACTTGAAATAGAGATCTATCCGGAGTTCTCAAAACTGTCAGATATACCGGAAGGGGCAAGACTTAAGAAAGATAATTCAAAAGCTCAGAAGAGCTTGAATGATAAGAATGCAAGAAAATATGTGAATAGGCTCATTGAACATAACTTCACGGACCGGGACATCTGGATCACTCTCACATACGGAAAAGGACAGGAGCCAGCTGATATGGATGAGGCGATTAAGAACATGCAGAACTACATCAGAAGGATTAATTATCAGAGAAAAAAGCGTGGCCTTACAAATGCAAAGTATGTTTATGTAACAGAGTTTTCACCGGAAGAAAAAATCAGGTGGCACCATCATTTAGTTATGGACGGAATGCTTGATATGGACCTTGTGGAGAAGACTTGGAAAAAAGGTCACAGAAATGAAACACGCCGCTTAGAAAAAGATGAGTATGGTCTTACTGGCCTGGCAAATTACATAACAAAGGAGCCGCGTGGAAAGAAGAGATGGAACAGCAGCACAAACCTGAAGCAGTTCCGGGTCCGAAAGATTCATTCAAAAAAGGATCAGTCTGGAAAATATAAAAAAATGGAAAGTTATGTAAAGGGAATGGTCAAAGACCGATCATATCTTGAATGGCAAATGAAAGAATGGTTTCCGAAGTATGTATTTACGGAATCACAGGTATATTACAACGATTTTAATGGGATGTTTTATATCCGGGCCAGGATGCGGAAGAGAAGGGAGATTCCATGAAGCACATAGACATCTACATATACACGGCCTGCCATGCAAGGAAGACTGGACCGGCAGTGTACCGGTCAATCTTAGAGTATGTAACCGTAAAAACAAATTTGTTGATTGATGAAGGTCGGATAGAAGAAACGACAAAGAACCGGGCTGTTGTAGAGGCTGCTCTCCGGGCATTACACCGGATCAGAAAGGGCGAGCGTATGGAAATCAGGATTCATACGGAATCAGAGTATTTCATACGGATTCTGAAGGATTTAAACAAATATGCCAAGACGAATTGGCAAAAAGCAAATAAACAGAACATAAAAAATGCCGACTTGTGGAAGCAGATCTATGTGTTCGCAGCGCTACACAAAATAAGAGCAGACCTTAATTTAGACAAATATAACTGTAGAACAATTTTAGAAGGGAGATTACAGAATGATTAATTTTGACGTACAAAAAGAACTTGGATATTACAGCGATGAAGAGGCAGCAGGACCAATAGAGATGCACCATATTGTTTACCGATCACACGGAGGCGTAGACCACTTTTATTCAAAAATAGCTCTTCCAGCCGGATTTCACAAAGGAAACCGGGGGCCACACTTGAACAAAAAAACGGATAAGGCTTTGAAAGAGGCTATGCAGAAAGAATTATTTGCGGCCTTCTCGGAGTTTGCTACATATGATATTGATGCTATTCTGACTATTCTTCAGCCGGAAAATAAACGAAGCCGTGAAAAAATTCGCAGACAAATGGAAAAGACGAAGAACATCGCTGGAGAATATAAGCCAGAGGACATTGTAAGGACCTTGATGGGAGGGAGATTGCATTGAGAGTGGCGAAACAAAATGGACGCTATGCATACACTGATGAAATGATGCGAAAATCCCTGAAGCTGAAAGCTGGAAGTCAGATAAGCGTTTCTAAATGGGTGGGGAGAGGAAAAGAGGCTCATATGCAGCGGATCGAAGGGAAATTAATAGAGATCTATCCGTATTATATCCTGATAGAAGTTGAAAAGAAAAAGGGAAAGTATAGAGAGTGTTTCTTAAACAAAGATATTTTCTTTGGAAATGTAAAGATTCAAAAAGCCAGAAGGGAGAAAGCAATTTGAAAACGATATCAATTATAAACCTAAAGGGCGGGGTTGCAAAAACGATCTCTAGTGTAAACATAGGCCATATACTGGCAGCAGTCCACGGATTCAAAGTTTTGCTGATCGACAATGATAAGCAGGGCAATGCAAGCAAAATATTGAATCGGTATGATTATAGCCATAAAGGAACCGCGAATATTATGACGGAACGCGGAACGGACCTGAAAGAAATCATACAGCAAACAGATTATGAAGGACTTGACATTATTACAGCAAATATGAATCTTTTGAAAGCAAATTTAGAAGTCCTTCTTGATCAGCAGAGACCGCAGCAGACAAGGTTCAAAAAAGTTTTAGAGCAGGCTCAAAGAGAATATGACTACTGTATCATAGACAATGCACCGGATATAAATATATCCACGATAAATGCGCTGGTGGCAGCAGATGACGTGTTAGTACCAGTCACAATAGATGACTTTGCTCTGGACGGTCTAAAAGAATTGAAAGAACAGATCGACAATACCAAAGAAGACCTTAACCCGAATCTTCGCTTCTGCGGTTGCTTTATAACGCAGTATGACAGAACGAACGATGCCGATGTACAAGGAAAAGAGTTTTTAAATACCTTGGAGTATCCGGTCTTTGAAACTCACATCAGGAAAACACCAAAAATGAAGCCAAGCACGTTTGCAAGAGAACCGATTCTTTTATATTCAAGCAGATGCGGTGCATCATACGATTACAAGTCATTAGTTGAAGAGTATCTAAAAATGTGACCAATTTGGTCACATTAAGGAGGAATAAAAAATGGCAAAGAGAAAAGAAAACTTCAACTTGATCGACCTGCTGAATCAAAGATCAAAGGAATCAGGAGAAAAGATCGAAAAAGATACAGTCGATGAAGATAACGTAATAGTTGACATATATGATTTGATCGAATCAAAAGAAAATTTCTATGATACAACAGAAGGAATTGAGGAACTGAAACAGTCTATTGAATTGGTGGGACTGCTGCAACCGCTGCTTGTGCGGAAAGAAGGAAAAAAGTATAGGATTATCTCCGGGCACAGGAGAAGAATTGCTATGCTTGAACTTGTGAAAGAGGGGAAAGAACGATTCCGCAAAGTGCCATGTGTCAAGAAGGACAGTAAGAATGCCATAATGGACAAACTGGCCCTGATTATGGCAAATAGGTACAGGGACAAAACAGACTGGGAAAAAATGACGGAAGTTATTCAAACTGAGGAGTTGGTCCTAAAACTCAGAGAAGAGTATGAAATAAAAGGAAAGACAAGAGAATTAATCTCTGAGATTGTGAAAAGCGCACCAGCCCAGGTTGGAAGATACAAGACTATATACAAAAATCTCTCTTCAGGTCTGATGGAAGAGTTTAAAAAAGATAACATAGGTATCTCAGCCGCATATGAGGCAGCAGGACTATCACAGGATTGGCAAAAACGGGCACTTGAACTGTACGAAGAAAATGGAACCATAAGCATAAATGACATAATCACATTGAAGGGAAAAAAGGAAGAATCAAAGCAGATACCAAATCAAATTGAGGAATTGGAGGAGGATGAAGCGCAGGGGACTGAGGAAAATGAGGATCACCAGGGGATTGAAGCAAATCCAGAAAGGATAATATCAAAATGCTTTTCATGCGCAAATTGGGAACAGTGCAGCGAAAAAGGAGAAGCGGTTGATTACTGCTTAGATTACAAAAATAAGAATGCACAAGGAGCCATGTCGGAGCGAGAGCTTCAGGAGGCCCACTTCATGAACCAGCCTGAAACTCAAACGGTGGATCCAGCCGGAGAAATCCATAACCGGAGAGTTGAGCATGATGTAAAAATTTCTAGTGTATTTTCCGAAGACTCAAAAAATGGAACAAAGCCATTTGAACTCCGGAAAAATGACCGGGACTATAAAACAGGAGATTTATTAAAGATGCGGGTATACAAGGATGGAGAGTGGACAGGTGAGATTATCCGCAAGGAGATTACATACGTTTTGGAAGGATTTGAAGGGCTAAAAGAGGGTTACTGTATCCTGGGTGTTAAAGATGCATGAAGATTTTGAACCGTGGTGGAGCTGTCCAGAATGCGGCAGCAGGAACATGGAAATTGAAGAAAGAGCAGTAGAAATAGAATACGGACTCACGGATGGCTATAAATGCAAGGATTGCGGACACAAAGGAATTGTCCCTTATCCGAACATGTAGCATATATCACAAAGAAGCTATTAACTAACGACTAAAGAAGCTAATGCGGGTTGCCCCTCTCCGGAGGGGCAGAAAGGAGAAAAATGAAGTTTCTGAAAAGGATAGAGGAACTAGAAAATAGGCTTGATAGCCAGAAAAGGAACATTAATAGATTATCAGGAGAAATTAGAGGAGCACTAAGGGAGGCAAGAAAAATGGAGTGTAGAAATAAAGAATTGTTTGTAAAGGGTATTAAAAATTCTGCAAAAAGAGCCGGATATAAAACAAAAATACTGAGAGTGATGATAACAAATGATCAGACAGGAAAAACACTGTCAGTATCAGATGGAGATACAACCTTTACATTTGTTGCTGATGAAATCTCACACTGGTTAAAACGATGATGGAGCTAATATTACATACTGCGCTACTCATTACGGCCGCTATTGAAGTTATAGCAGGATATAGAAGCGAATGGAAAGGGGATAAACTAAGACAATTTGAACATATACAAAAAGCAATCCTTCTTATATTGATTGCAAAAATGTAGAAAGGAAGAATGATGATAGAAAAAGAAAAAGGAATTTATATATTAGAACTATCCGTAGAGTTAGATGAGGATGATATCAGAACTCTTAAAAAATACGGACAAATAAGAAACGATGGATCGGAGCCAACAGAGGAAAATTTAAAAGGTTATTGTGAAATTCTGCTTGGCAGTGCGATTGAGAATTTGGCAAAAAAATATTATGAAGAGGAACTTGAAGAATATGCACTTCAAGAAAGCAAAGAATTACGAGAAATTGAAACAGGAGAAAGTGCCCTGGTGGTCGCGGGACACTTAGAAGAAATGATGAATGGCCAATATCCTGGAGACTTCCGAACAATTCGGGAGTCTGTTAAAAAACAGATACCAAGGGAAACCGGCGAACTATACAAAACCGAGTTAGAAGAGTTACCGGGGAAATATATTTTATCAGGCAACTGCCCTATATGCGGAAGCGCGGTGCCTAAAAAACATAGATACTGCTGGAACTGCGGCCAACGGTTAAAATGGCCGAAAAATTAGGATTTAGTACGGGAGGGATTGATATAAAAAGAGTATTAGACGCATGTTGCGGAAGTCGAATGTTTTATTTCGACAAAAATAATGAGGATGTAATATTTGCAGATTGTAGAGAGCTGGAAACGACGCTATGTGATGGGCGTACACTGATGATTAAGCCAGATGTAAAGATGGATTTTAGGGATATGCCTTATAAGAATAACAGTTTTAAGGTTGTAGTCTTTGATCCACCTCACCTTGTCAACGCTGGAACTGGTTCATGGTTGGCCCAAAAATACGGGATATTACCGATAGATTGGCCAACATACTTAAAACAGGGCTTTGACGAATGTATGAGGGTCTTGGAGCCATCCGGGCTATTGATTTTTAAGTGGAATGAGGATCAGATTAAACTATCAGAAGTTCTTAAAGCGTTTGGACAGAAACCGTTATTAGGGGATCGCAGAGGTAAAACCCGGTGGGTGGTCTTCATCAAATAAACTGAGATATTAAAAATTTTGTGTATTGCTACACATCAGGAAAGGAGCGTTTTAAAATGGCGAGACAGAAAAAAGAGCCGGGCCAGAAATATGTTCGGCAAAATATTAGTATGGAACCGGAACAATTAAAGCTGCTAACCGAATATTGCCAGAAAGAAGAGCGTTCTATTTCCTGGGTGATCCGGCAAGCATTAACTGAGTATTTGGTGCGTAACGGTGTGTAGCGATACACAACAATACTGACATTTAGTTTAGAAAAGAAGAATATTGAACGGTAAATGTAAAACATTTAATGAGAGGGAAATATGGAAAAAGAAAAGAAAGGAGGATAGGTTCCGCGGACAATAGATATCTTCCTAAAAAGCAGTATGAACAAAAAAGAAGAATTGGTAAACACACTGTTAGTCCGGTTATCTATCCGGTTTACGCCGCAGCAGCTAACAGAGGTGCAGCAAAGCATGTACCTAATCCTTAACGATTATGAAATTGCAGACAGAAAAACAGAAGTAGCTGTATATAATCAGGACAAGGATCACAGGATGTATAACATGTTTTTCGTTGCAAAGAAGGTATCCGGACTATCAATGGAGACATTGAATTATTACGGTTATGTCCTACAGAGATTCTTTTATGAAATTCAAAAAGATATTAAGAACATTGATACCAACGACATTCGATATTATCTAGCTGAGCGAGCCATGAGGGACGGAATCTCTAAAGTAACTCAAGATAATGAACTGAGAGTGATAAAATCTTTCTTTAACTGGCAGCAGGAGGAAGGATACCTTCAACATAGCCCGGCAAGGAAGATTTCAAAGATCAAGCAGGATTACAGGATCAAGAAACCATTCTCTGAAATTGAATTAGAGAAATTAAGACGGGAGACGACTAATAAAAGAGATCTGGCAATCGTAGATGTTCTATACAGTACCGGATGTCGGGTATCAGAAATCGTCAAAGCAAACAGGGAAGATATCAATGGAGATGAATTTATTGTCTATGGAAAAGGAGGAAAAGAGAGAATCGTTTACCTAAATCCAAAAGCGATTTTAACATTATCAGAATACTTACATACAAGGGAAGACGACAACGAAGCTCTATTCGTTCATCTGCGGCGGCCGCATAGTAGGCTGAAAAAAGAAGGAATAGAAAGTATGATCTGTGAGCTGGGGAAACGTGCAGGGGTAAAGAAAGCACACCCACACCGGTTCCGCAGGACCGTGGCCACAAATGCATTAAATCGTGGAATGCCAATGGAAGAGGTTCAGCAGTTGCTGGGGCACAATGATATTCAAACAACTTCCATCTATGCAAAGTCTACGCAGGCGAATGTTAAAGCAGATCATAAAAAGTACGTGGTATAGGGAGACCACAGGAGAATGACAGAACAAGAAATCTTAAAGGCAGCAGAAATCTATTGCAGTTCAAAGAAGTGTAATGAGTGTGAATACTGGAAAGCTGGCCAGGGATGCGCAATTAACTATCCTGCAAAAGAGGGACAGAAAGATGCAGAACATTAGGCCGATATCTCAAGAAAAGTGGGGAGTTACTAAGCATGCATTTTATCAAGCTTATCATTTTGCGATGCGTTACCATGAGTTCAGAGATATTCTGAAATATAAAACGAATACATTGGGAAGTCAGGAGATAAACGGCATGCCAAGGGGGAACAAGACGGGAGATGCAACACAAAACCTTGCGATTATCCGGCAGCAGGCGGCAAAAAATGTAGAAATGATAGAGCAAACAGCCATTGAGGCGAGTGGGGAACTATATCAATACATTTTGAAAAACGTCACAGAAGAAGGTGCATCATTTAAATATCTGACAACGGTTATGAATATGCCGGCAGGAAAAGACATGTTTTATGACCGCAGAAGGAAATTCTATTTTTTACTTTCTAAAAAAATATAGGAGGAATCAATGCTAGGAAAGATAAAAGCGATAGAGGAAATATATGGTGTAATACTTAGGAATACGGGAAAGATAGACGGAATGAAAGGGAGCCGTTTAGGTATGTTGCAAATACTTAATGCTATGAAAGGACGCGGTGAATATGACGGATATAAAATCACAACAGATAAACATGAATTGTGTATACTGATTGATAATAGGCAAAATTGCTTCGAACAATGGGGATATTTTTCAAGTGAAGATGATTTTGAGCGGTTTATAGGAAAGGAGATAAAAGAAGTAAATCTCACAGATGTAGCCTTGAACAAAGAAAAGGCTGAGAACACGGCACCATTTGGATATGGAGCCGGTGGAATACAGTTTGTTGATCTTGTGATTACAGACGGAACAATATTACAATTCGCAGTATACAACGATCATAACGGCTACTACGGACACGGAATAATCTTTTTAAAAGATGAAGATATACTGTTTGAAGATACACTTTGAAAAGAACCGTACTCACATACATTTATTTAAGGTATTATAGTAGTATCGGAATAGGGAACAGGGAAGGCAGCCAAACGGCAGCAGTCTTTGTTCCCTTATTTTGTGGAACGGTATATAGAAGGTTCGATTCCTTCTTTCCACATTTAGTAGAATGGCCACAGCAATGACGTATTATCGCGAGGATTCGTCATTGCTGACTGCTAAACATGTAGTAGTTTACTGGTGAAAACAACCGGGCGCACCGGAAGAGTCAGGTTCGATTCCTGGATACATGTTCGCGGATTAGTGAAAGGGTATCACATCGGTCTCCTTAGCCGAAGTTATAGGTTCGACTCCTATGTCCGCAATTTTGTCAGGAGGATAAGATGCTGAAAAGTTGTAAATATTGTGGAAGGATCCATGACAGTAAGTTCAACTGTGGGAAAAAACCTCAAACAAATAAGAAGAATACAAAGGAAACAAAGTTCCACGGATCGAGGGCATGGACAAAGAAAAGCATAAGGATCAGGGAAAGAGACGCTTACCTTTGCCAGTGCTGCATTAGGAAGATGAAGGGAACAATAGAGGAGCATAACTATAACAACATATCAGTACATCATATTGAGCCGTTATCCCAAGCTTGGGATAAGAGGATGGATGATGACAACCTGATTACTCTCTGCGGGTATCATCACGAAGAGGCAGAGAAGGGGAATATAAGCAGAAGGATATTAAAACAGATCGCAAAGGAGCAGAACAGCAAGGCAGATGAGATGTAGCAGCCCCCCTGGGGACAGCAAAATAAAATACCATCGGCCTTGTAGACCGATGCCCTACCTTTATCCATAATTTATTCCCACATCAGGTTTTCAAATTTGAAAAGATAGGAGGGATAATAAGGCCAACACCTACAAAGCCAACGAATATAATTGAGATGGAAGGTCGTTCCCATCGGACAAAGAAGGAAATGCGCCAGCGCAAGCAGGCTGAACAATCTTTGCTGACCGGAGAAGAAATCAGAGAAAAAACGGAAGTAAAACAGAATAAAATTGCTCATAAAGAGTTCCTCAGAATAAAAAAACTACTCAAAAATATTGAAAAAAATGATGATTTATACGGAGTTGTGATAAATCGGTATTGTCTTCTCTACGCTGAGTGTTTTGAGTTTGAGAAGAAAAGAGAAAAAATGTTTGAACAGCTCTGTGATCTTCAAGAAAAAGAAGATGAACTGATTGAACATGAGGAAATGACACAAAAAGAATTTTACGGGATAGAAAATAGTATGCAAAAAAACTTAATTGCTCTGGACCGCCAGGTGCAGTCAAAAAGGAAAATGCTGCTTGAGATCGAAAAAGAAAATATAATGACCATTGCATCCGCTTTACGATCAGTACCAAAAAAGACTGAAAAGAAGAAAAATCCTTTAATGGAGGCATTGAATGGTTCATGACGGAAAAGCCTATCAGTATGCAACTTGGTGTGTCGATGAAACGGATGGTAAGGTACCGAAGTATGTAAAAAAGCAGGCGAGGGACTGGATTAATATTGCAGACGGCAACGATCCGGATGCCTACGTCGATGAAGAAGCGTATGATAAAATATGCCGATTATTGAAAATAATGGTCCATCCGGATCTTAGATGCAGCATTTTCGATGGGCTGGAAGATTACGCATGGCTGTTTATTACTGCAACTCTTTGTACAAAGCTGAGAAATTCTGAATTTGAATCCCGTTTTTATGTTACTGCATTGCTAGAAATTGCAAGAAAGAACTTCAAGACCTTCACTAGCGCAGTAATATTTATTATATTAATGCTTACAGAACCGGATTTTTCCCGGTTTTTTTCTGTTGCGCCGGATTTATCACTTTCCAGTGAACTACAAAAAGCGATTCGCAAAATAATAAAAGTGTCTCCGGCACTATACGATGAAGATGAATCTGCGTTTAAACTTTTAAGAAGTCAGATTATTTGTACTTTGAATGAAAATGAATACACTCCGCTTGCATATAGCAAAGACGGTATGGATGGAAAGCTTGCAAATACATTCCTTGCGGATGAAGCTGGTGCATTAGATGAATACCCCGTGGAAGCTATGCGATCTTCGCAGATCACATTATTTAACAAGCTGGGGATCATCATTTCAACACAATATCCGAATGATAATAATGTGTTAGTGGATGAAATTGACCTGGCAAAGAAAACATTAGATGGCCTAACCGATGACCGGCGATATTTTTCTTTGCTATACGAACCGGATCAGGAGTTACAGACCGGGGATGCATGGAAAACTGATGATCGTGTTATTTATCAAAGTAATCCGGTGGCAGTAGCACATGAATATATTTTTGAAGAACTTAAAAAGAAACGTAATCTGGCAGTCATTTATGAAAATAAAAGAGAAAATTATTTATGTAAGCACAGCAACATTCTGTACAAAGGGCTTGGAACCGAAGGTTACATTGATGTACAGAAAGTAAAAGAGTGTAGGATAGAACAAAACTTAAAGTTTTGGAGAGGTCGCCGCGTATGGCTGGGAGTTGACCTTTCTATGACGGATGATAATACAGCGGTTGCTATGGTAACAGAGGAGGAAGGAGTCATTTATGCAAAGGTCTTTGGATTTTTGCCGGCTGACAAGATTCAATACAAGTCAAACAAAGAACATGTTGATTATAAAAAAATGATCAGAAATGGATATTGTTATGCCTGCGGAGAAGAAGTTATTGATTATGGAGAAATTGAAAAATTCATCCTGAATATCGAAAAGAAATTTGATGTTGAAATTGTCCAAATTGGCTATGACAAGTGGAATGCGCTTGCAACGGTGCAAAAACTTGAAGCGGAAGGATTTGAATGTGTCGACATTAAACAGCATAGTTCTGTACTTCATATGCCTACGAAATTGCTGAAGGAAAAAATCCTTCAGCATGAATTTCAGTATGAAAGTAATCGCTTACTTGAAATTAATTTTCAAAATGCCAGGTGCACGGAGGACACAAATTTAAATAAATATGTGAATAAGAAAAAATCAAGTGGAAAAGTCGATATGGTAATTTCCCTTATCAATGCAATCTACTTAATTCAGCAGGATATGTTGTATGGAAATGATGGGTTTATATGTCAGATGGCATAAAGGAGGTATAAAAGGAAGTTTTTTAAAAGAAAGGAACGGGCGGAGCCTGAAGTTAAAGAATCACCGGAAATGAACGAAGCTCTGTTAAGAGCCTTTATCTATGGTGTTGAAATGGATCGGGAAAAAGCGATGAATATTCCATCCCTTGCGGGAGCAATTCTTAAAATAGCGGATACAGTGGCGGCAATCCCTATAAAGCTTTATAAAAGGAACGGTGATAAAAATGAAGTGGTAGAGGACGAAAGAACGGTTCTTTTAAATGAAGATACCGGGGATACGTTGGACGGCTACCAGTTCAAACATGCACTAATCATGGATTACTTTCTTGGAAAAGGTGGTTACGCCTATATAAATAAAAATGGAAGGAAGATAGAAAGCCTGCATTATGTAAAAGAAAGTAATATTTCATTCCAGGAAAACACGGATGTTATTTTCAAGGATTATCAGATCATGGTACAGGGAAATACATATGATCCGGAAGACTGGATTCGATTGCTGAGAAATACAGAAGATGGAATTAGGGGAAAAAGTATCATAGAAGAAAATAAGGAACTGCTGTCAGTTGCCTGGGCTGCTCTAAGATTTGAGAGAAATCTTACATCAAAAGGTGGGAACAAAAAAGGATTTCTAAAATCAGAACGCCGCCTTAAAAAAGAACAAATCAATTATTTGAAAGAAGCATGGAGAGAGCTTTATTCAAATAATGGAGAAAGTGTCGTGATTTTAAACGATGGTATGGACTTCAAGGAAGCATCGAACACTTCGGTGGAAATGCAGCTCAATGAAAATAAAAAGACAAATGGGATAGAGGCGTGTAAGATTGTCGGAACTCCGCCGGCCATGATTGAAGGAAAAGCCACAGAGCGAGATGAGAAGATTTTTATTAAATATGAGATCAACAATGTCTTAAAAGCTTTGGAAACTGCGATCAACCGGGCAATGCTACTTGAATCAGAAAAAGGGGAATATTACTTTGAAGCAGATACAGATGACCTTAACCGAAGCGATATTGAAAAACGATACGCTGCATACGGTACAGGCATTGAAAAAGGGTTCCTGCAAGTGGACGAAGTGAGAAAAAAAGAGAAGATGCCGCAGCTGGGAGTCGAATTTATAAAACTCGGATTAAATGATGGGCTACTTGATCCGGTTGCAAATAAAGTTTATGTGTTAAATACCAATAAAACTATTGATCTAAACAAATTAAGAAAGGGGGAAGAAATAGGAGAATTGAACTTAGAGAACAATCCGTCCTCATTGACGGATACGTCAATGCAGTCGGGAGAGACAGCAGGCCAATCAGGGACCGAAGAACCGGAGAAAAATTTATAGAACAGATTGTCCCCGGAGCTTTCAAAAAAGCATTAGAGCGGGCAGATGATATTGAGATTCTACTAAATCATGATCATTCAAGGCGGCTAGGAAGTACGAAGGAAAATATAAAATTATTTGAGGATAATATTGGACTTCGGGCGATTGCAGAGATCACGGACGCTGAGATCGTGAAAAAAGCAAAAGAAAAGAAACTTCGGGGCTGGTCCTTTGGGTTTGTCGAAAAGAAAGCAAGTGAAGAAGATACCAAAACCGGGGTAAAACGAAGGTATGTGGAAGAGCTTGAACTAAAAGAAGTTTCCTTGATTGACGAAAGGAAACTTCCGTGTTATGCAGGAACTTCGGTCTATTTGCGGTCGGAAGGGGAAGAAGTGATTGAGGAGCGGGCCGAGGAGACAGAGGCCGTATATGAGGATTTAAGAGCCGGAGAAAAACCGGATCTTTCATCATACAAAAACCGAATCAAAGAATTAGGAGGGAAAATTAAGGAATAAGCAGAGAAGAATTGTAACAACAAAAAAAGAGATCCAGGAAAGAGCAGAAAACATTAAGGGTTTAAAAGAACAGAGGGCCGCCTATCTGGAAGAATTACAAGGGATTGTAGAAACGGCAGAAACCGAAGAGCGCGCCATGAGCGAAGAAGAGCAAGGAAAATTTGATGATCTGGAAAAGAAGATCGCCGGAATTGACGTCACGATCAAGGCAAAAGAAAAAGTCCGTTCGATGTATCCTACAAAAAAAACAGAGCAGCAGGAACAAAAAACAGAAGAACTTAGTGTGGAAGAAAGAGCATTTGTTGATTATCTCAGAGGAAACGCAACCGAAGAGCGTGCAGAAAACCTAACATTTACGGATAACGGGGCAGTAATTCCAAATTCAATTATGAATAAGATCATTGAAAAGGTCGTTGATATCTGCCCGGTATACCAGATGGCAGATCGGTATAATGTAGGCGGAAATATTTCGATTCCGTATTATGATGAAGAAACAAGTTCTATTACAATGGCTTATGCGGATGAGTTTACTGAACTGACTTCAAGTTCTGGGTCATTCAAATCCATTGATTTATCCGGATTCTTGGCCGGAGCGTTGACGTTGGTGTCAAAAAAACTGATGAATAACAGCAATTTCAATGTTCTTCAGAAGGTCATTGAGTATATGGGTAAAGCGATTGCAAAATTCGTAGAACATGAATGTCTGATCGGAACAGCAGATAAAGCGGCCGGAATGACCGGGGTAAAACAGGTGATAATTGCGGAAGCAGCAAACGCGATCACAGCCGATGAGCTGATTGACGTGCAGGAAGAAGTGCCGGATACATACCAGGGAGACTGCATCTGGATTATGAACAAGTCAACAAGAAAAGCCATTCGGAAACTGAAAGACTCTGACGGAAATTATCTATTAAACAGGGATGTATCGGCGAAATGGGGTTATACTTTGCTTGGAAAAGATGTGTATTGCTCTGACAACATGGATAAGATGGAAGCAGGAAAAGAGGCAATCATTTACGGGGATATGAGCGGCCTTGCTGTGAAGGTCACAGAAGAAGCTACAATCGAAGTATTAAGAGAAAAATATGCAACAATGCACGCCGTTGGTGTGGTTGCCTGGATGGAAATTGATACAAAGGTGGCAGACGTGCAGAAGATTGCGAAGCTGAAAATGAAAGCATCATAGGAGGAGTCTATGGAGATTCGAGCACTGAAAAATTTTTGCGGTACAATCACAATGTCAAAAGGAGAAGTTAGAGAGTGTAAAGAGACGGAGGTCGTAAAAGACCTCCTGAAAGTGGGGTACATTGAAAAAGTGAGGAAAACAAAGAATGAAAGCAAATGAACTCACGCCGGAGTACATAGCTGACTACCTAAAAATTGACGATCCCGAAGAAAGCGATTTTAAGGATATTGAAATATTTCATTCCGCTGCAATCGGCTACATAAAAAATCAGACTGGCATTGATGATCAAAAGATCAATTCCAGTGATGATCTGACAGTAGCAATTCTTGTTCTGGTAGAAGATATGTATGATAACCGAAGAATGTATGTTGATAACAAGAACATGAACCGGGTTGTGGAAAATATCATTTATCAATATTCGGAAAATTTGATTTAGGAGGCCATGATGAAGCAAATTAATATTGGTAAAATGAACAAAAAAATCTTTATCATATCAAGGGAAGAAATAGAAGATGATATGGGACAGACGGTCTATCGGGAAGTAAAAGGGCAGAAAATATGGGCAACTGTCAAATCTATCCGGGGAGGAGAATACTATGAGGCATTAAAAATTATCCCGGAGATTTCCTATGTAATCTATACAAGGTATAGGGAAGACATTAAAACTGATACAATCATTGAGTATAGAGGGAAAAAATTAGAAGTGAAATATGTTGCGGATATAGAGGAACAACACCAGATGCTTGAGATTCAGTGTACGGAGTATGTCAAAGAAGGTGATATAAATGATATCTTTTGACTTTGATGGAATTGAAGAGATTGAGGAGCAGTTAGAAGCAGCCGCAAAGAAATTCCCGGATCTTGCTGAAAGTACCTTGAAAAAAGAACAATCTGAATTTAAAAAAGATATGAGACGAGAGACATGGAATAAGGTAAAAAAGGGAACCGGAAATATAGTAAAAGGATTTCGATTTGACAAGATATATCGTTTCAGAGCGAATTTTGAAACAAACTTTCTTGCCGAGGGAGGAAAAAAGAATCCTCATTTTCATTTGATTAACAATGGACACGAGATGGTCACTCCGGTCAGCAGAAAAGGGAAGAAACTCAAAAATGGAGGTCAGACGGTCGGGTTTGTTCCTGGGAAACGGATCAAAGAGCCGGTTATTGCAAAGTGGCATGAAAAACACGCAGAGCGGGCGGAACGGATGCTGAACAGGATATGTGAGGAGGCAAATAAGTGATAGAATTAAAAAGTATAAAGAATGCCTATATCAAGATCCTGAAAAAGCAATGTCCGGAAATTAAAAAAATATATTCCATAGAAGTAGAAGAAGGATATAAAACCCCTTCTTTTTTTGTGCGTATTATTCCGCTTATTTTCAGAGAAAGAGCCACAATCAGTATTGTAAAATCACAATGCATGATTGAGACAACGTTCTTTCAAAAAGAAAAGAATGAATCTCAACAGCTTGAAATAGCCGAAAAGATCAGAGAGGGGATCGGAGACTATATTGAAGTTTGCGAAGAGAAATTAAGGGTCATGGATGCAGAAATAGGATATACCGGGAAAGCACAGAATATCATGCAGTTTACATTTAACATTGAATTTTATGAAGATATTCGGCAGATCGCAACAGAACCACCAATCGAAAATGTAAGTATAAAGGAGGAAATGACACATGGGGATGCCGCAAATTAGCATCAGATTTTCTGAGCTGGCCAAAAGTGTAACAGATAGGGCTGGTTCAAAAACTGTTGGGTTAATCCTGGCAGCAACACATAAAGAAAAAATTTTAAAACTTGCTCCGGGGGATAAGGTTCCAACAGGGGTAGATAAAAATGCAGTTGAAATGTCTTTAATCGGGGGAGAGCAGAAGCCAAAACGAACAGTTATTGTTTTTGCGGGAGAAGGATTTACAGAAATAGACACCGCATTAGAAACGCTGGAAAGTGAGCAAATTGACTATCTTGCGCTTAACGGAACGGCAGAAGGGGTTCCGCAGAAAATTGTGGATTGGGTAAAAGAGCAGAGAGCGCAGGGGAAAAACGTAAAGACAGTTATGAATTATGCAGCCGATCATGAAGCCGTTATAAATTACTCAACGGAGAAGACGGTAGTCGATGATGTGGAATACACCGCAGATCAATTTTGCCCGCGTATCGCCGGACTCCTTGCAGGAACTCCGATCACAATGTCTGCAACTTACTTTGTTCTTCCGGAAGTACAGGATTGCACAAGAATGAAGAAAGCAGAAATGGACAGTGCAATCAATGAAGGAAAATTGATCCTATTCTACGATGGAGAAGATATCCGCATTGCAAGGGGCGTAAACTCACTAAAAACGATAACTTCAGATAAGGGTGAACAACAAAAAAAGATTAAAATAATTGACATTATGGACACGATGCAGGCAGACATCACACGGACAGTCCGTAATGACTGGATTGGGAAGGTAGCAAACACATACGACAATAAGTGTCTTTTGGTATCTGCAATTCAAAATTATTTGGATAACTTGGTAAAACAGAATGTTTTATCATCGGCAACGGTAGAAATTGACATAGAAGCAAACAAAGAATATTTGGAGGCAGCAGGATATGATACCACAGAAATGTCCAGTGATGACTTGAAGAAAGCAAACACCGGTGACAGCGTTTTCCTTAAAGCGAGCATCGGAATTGTTGACGCAATCGAAGATATTATTATGGAGATCACGATTTAGGAGGTAGAGAAAAAGGGATAGTTACAAAGCAAATCAAGTAATTAACGGAACTTGGGGTGAAGTCTGGCTAAATGAACAATACATGGCTGAAGCGATTGGGCTCGAAGCAAAATATAAGATTACAAAAGCAGATGTAAACCAGACTGGGACTCTTACAAAAGGAAAGAAGATCACTGAGATTGAGGGAACTGGTACATTAAAATTAAATAAAGTTTCCTCGTATATGCTGAAGTTGCTGCTTGAGGATGTAAAACAAGGGAAAATGCTGGATATAACGATCATTTCAAATCTAAAAGATCCGGCCGCTGCTGGAAATGAACGAGTAAAAATAACCGGCGTAAGCTTTGATGAATTAACGATAGCGGACTGGGAAGCTGGAAAATTAGGTGAAGAGTCCTATGCATTTACCTTTGAAAATGCAGAATTAATTGACGCGGTATAGGAGGAGAAAAATAAATGAATTTAATTGATAAATTATTACAAATTGATAAAAAGAAACTGATTGAGAAGAGAGAAAAAACATATGAATCAGGCAGAATGCAGGAACTAACCGGGGATTCAGAAATACTGATTCGAGAGATTGATCCGGAAAGATTATCGGAGCTTCAATGTAGCGCTGTGGACGGAGAGACAGGAGCAGCAGATTTTTCAAAAATGTATAGTGTGAATCTTCTTATCACAACGGAAGGAGTTGTGAATCCAGACTTAAGGAATAAAGATCTTCAACAGCATTTTGGAGCAGCAAGCCCTAAAGATTTGGCGAAACTTCTTTTTAAAAGTGAGGTTATGGAGATTGCAGATGCAATTTCCGAATTGGGCGCACCAAAGGTTAAGGCGGAAACAATAAAAAACTAATTTATCGAAAAGAAGATATCAGCATGGGGTATCTTCTTTTTCGAGATCATAACATTCTGCCAGAGCAACACGTGAAGATGGGACCAAATCAGCGGCAAGTGGTGTATGGGTATCTGCTGAAGGAATGCGAAGAAAGAGAGGAGGCGCAGAAGGAGCAGAGTAATTGATGCGACACTCAGATTAGTCGATAAATTTTCATCACCATTGTCGAAGGCTGCAAAAAATATGGAGCATCAGACGGGGCTGATGCAGCGGCAGGCAAAACAGACTCAAAAGGCAGGAAAATCAATTCAATCTGTTGGTTCTTCTCTGACCAGAAAAGTCACCATGCCAATCATAGGGGTTGGGGTGGCGAGTGGAAAGATGGCTGATACTTTCCAAAGGAACACGGGGCAGATTAATACCCTGTTAGACAATACGAGCCATTTACAGGGATACAAAGACGCGGTTCTGAGAACATCGAATGATACCGGGCTGGGGCTTGATACAACGGCAAAAGGAATGTATCAAGCGATTTCGAGCCTGGGTGATGGAGGGAAAAAAACAGAAAAAATCTTTAATGCGATGGCAAAGTCTGCAAAAGCTGGAGGAGCCGAAGTAAAAGACTCTGTATCCCTGATTTCTTCCGGAATGAAAGGGTACAATAGCATTTCAGAAATGACCGCAAAGAAAATTTCTGACCTGGCATTCCAGACGCAAAAACTTGGAGTGACCACGTTTCCGGAGATGGCAGAAAGTATGCAGCCACTATTTCCGCTTGGGAACAGTCTGAATGTAAGCTACGAAGAACTGTTCGGATCCATGGCGACATTGACCGGGGTCACGGGAAATACAGCGGAAGTTACCACACAGATGAAAGGAATCTTCACGGGGCTTTTAAAGCCTACGGAATCCATGCAAAATCTGATGGCCAAATATGGCTATCAAAACGGGCAAGCAATGATCAAGGCGAAGGGCATGAGTGGAGTCCTTCAGATCCTGAAAAAAGAAACAGGCGGCCAGTCCGATAAGATGGCAAAGCTGTTTGGAAACTCACGAGCCTTAGTTGGTGCATTGGCCCTGACCGGTTCCCAATATGATACCTTTAATCAAAAAACGAAAAAAATGAAGGATTCAACGGGATCAACAGAGAAAGCATTAAAAGCAATTCAAACGCCGCTGAGCAAGATCAGAAAGTCCGTCAATATTGCAAAGAATGGCATGACGGTTTTCGGGGAGGCTGTCTTAAAAGTAGTTGTTCCACCAGCAACAAAGCTGGCAAATAAGGTAAAGGATCTATCAGAAAGGTTTTCAAAACTAAATCCCAAGACGCAGGAGACGATCGTTAAAGTCGCTATGGTAGCGGCGGCGATCGGGCCAGTGATTTTAATGTTTGGAAAGATGGTTTTTTGGGTAGGGAAATCTTATCTTGCATGGGCACGGTTGCTTAGAAATATCAATAGATTTGGCGGTATTGCCGCAATGATTAAAAGTCCGGCCGGCATCGTGATTATTGCGTTACTGGCAATCGTAACAGCAGCAGTCTTGGTTTATAAGAACTGGGATAAAATCAGTGCTGGTGCAAAGAAGATGGCCAAATTCGTGACATCGGCCATGAAAAGTGCAGGAATTGACGTAAAGCAATTAGGGAAAACCGTAAGAGCAATAGCTTCAAATATAAGCAGCGCATTTAAAACTATCATACAAATAATCAAAAAATTACTGAAAGCCCTTGCGCCATTGGCGAAATTTATCGGTGGAACTTTGTTGAAAAATGTAAAATTGGCGATGAAGCTGATGATCGGCTATTTTTCAGGCTGGTTGAAATCTACACTCGATATTGTCAAAGGTGTTACAAAAGCTTTCTCTGGAATTGTAGATTTTATCTCCGGAGTTTTTACAGGGAATTGGAAAAAGGCCTGGCAGGGCGTTAAAAAAATATTTTCTGGTATTTTTGAGGCATTGTTAGGAATAGCAAAGCGGCCGCTGAATGGCATTATCGGCCTGGTGAATACCGTCATCGGTGGACTGAATAAACTGAAGATCAAAATTCCAAATTGGGTACCAGGAAAATATAAAGGAAAATCCATTGGATTTAATATTCCTAAGATTCCGGCCCTTGCAAAAGGTACTCAAAATTGGAAAGGCGGTATCGCACAGATTAACGAGAAAGGCGGAGAGATTGTTGATCTGCCAAACGGTGCAAAGGTTTGGCCGCACGATAAAAGCATACAAAAAGCTAAGGAAGAAGGAAAGAAATCAATCATAATTCAAAAACTGGCCGATCAGATTATCGTTAGGGAAGATAAAGACATTGATCGTATTGTGGATGCGATTGTAAAAAAACTAGTAAAAGTTGTAGTGTGAGGAGGAAGAAAGGGAATTTTGGTTAAACAATGGAAGTGATAAAATCAGGCTTGCAGTGATCCCGTCTTCTTATAAAATCTCAGACGGACAAAACAATACAAGCGTAAACGTACATCGAAAAGGGGAAGTAAATCTGCTTGGAGAAAAGGCACTGAGAACAGTTGAAATCAGTGCCTTTTTCCCGGCACAGGAATATGATTTCTGTCAATACAAAGGATTTAATACAGATCCATGGCATTATGTAAAAAAGATAAAGTCTTGGAAAGATGGAAAAGTTACACCACAAATCATAATTACCGGGAAGCCAAATATTAATATGGCGGTATCTATTGAAAATTTTGAGTATGGGCAGGATGACGGAACCGAAGATGTCAGTTTTACACTCAGCTTGAAAGAATATGTGATAGTCAAATATACAGTACAGCCCAAAAAGACAAATACAAAGTCAGGGAAAAAAGTAAAAAAGAAAAGTAAGACAAAAAAGAGATCGAGCAAGAAAACAAAAACATCAACATATAAGGTGAAAAAAGGAGATACTCTATGGGGTATTGCAAAGAAGAAAACGGGAAAATCATCGAACTGGAAAAGAATCTATAAGAAAAACAAAACGATCATTGAAAAAACTGCAAAAAAACACGGGAGGAAGTCGTCCAGTAACGGACATTGGATCTACCCCGGAACAAAGCTGGTGATAGAAAAATGAGCCTAAAAGTTAAGTGGAAAAACAATGACATTACAGACATTACATCGAACTATTCTTGGTCAGGAAGCAGTTATCAGGCAGCAAGGACTTTTGAATTTGGACTATTAAATCCGGCCGGTGATCAAAATTTTAAAATTCCAGATATAAAAGTCGGAGACGTTGTTTGTTTTTACGATGGAGATAATAAGCTATTTCACGGAAAGGTGACAACAAGAACCAGGACCGGAGTAGCAGGAAATACAACCATCACCTGCAATGACTTTATGATTCATTTATTAAGAAGCAAAGGAACCTACAAATTTAAAAAGAAAAAACCAGAACAGATCGTGAAACTGATCTGTAAAGATCTGAAGATTAAGACAACAAGTTTAGCGAAAACTGGGGTAAAAATATCAAAGATATTTTTCCAAGAAAAAGAATATTACAATATGATCCTGGCAGTTTACACAAAGGCATACAGAAAAAAAGGGAAGAAATATATGCCGGTTATGGTAGGGGATAAGCTTTCTGTAATAGAAAAGGGGAAACTACTTAAAATTGAATTGAATCAGGGAGAGGGAATCACAGAATCGGAGTTTCAGGAGACAAGCGATTCTGTGATCAATAAAGTCGCAATATATAATGAAAAGAATAAGAAGATTGGCACAGTAACAAACAAAAAATGGATGAAAACGTATGGAACCTTTCAGGAGGCGATTACGGTTGACAAAGGCAGCGGGAAAAAAGAAGCAAAGAACACACTAACAGGAATAGAAAAAAGTGCGTCCATTACTGCGATTGGTGACATCCGGTGTATCTCAGGATATGGATTAAAAATACATGATGATGATTCTGGACTGACCGGAAAATTTTACATCGAAAATGACTCTCATACCTGGGAAAACGGCACGCACATGATGACTTTAGAACTTGCATTTAAAAACGTCATGGATACCCAGGATGGTGATACGGAAGATAATAAGACAAAGAGCACAGGGATACTGAATGGAAAAAAAGTAAAAGCTTTGTTCACGGCATATTACCCGGCCAACAATAGAATGGAAGGCGGGTTTTATGATTGCAAAGGGAAAAAGCTTGATCCTTCAAAATATACCTGCGCTGCGCCGAAGTCAATTTCATACGGAAAGCAGATTCAGGTCCTTGGAACAAAAACGTCCAGGGACAAAAAAGTGCATAAGGTCAATGACCGCGGTGGACGGATCAATATAGAAAATGGAGTTTACCATTTTGATCTATTAATGAAGACAAAAGCACAGTGTAATAAATTTGGAAAGCGAAAAGGATACGCAATCATCGGGAATGGAACGGGATTTAAGCAGACCAGTGCATCCGGAGGGAAAGCGGATAAAGTAATCGCTAAAGCAAAAACATATAAAGGGAAAGTAAGATATGTATTTGGTGCCGCAAGCCCCCAGAGTGGCAAATCAGATTGTTCTGGATACACGCAATATGTTTTTAAAAAAGCGGCCGGAATCAGTATTGGGAGAACGGCAGCGACCCAGGCAACTAAGGGAAAGAAGATATCGAAGAAAAACTTGAAGAAAGGCGATCTGGTAATTTTCCAGGGGACCTATAAGGCCGGGGCTTCTCATGTCGGGATTTATATTGGAAATAAGCAGTTTATACACTGTTCAAGTTCCGGAGGAGTGAAGATCAGTAATCTAAACAGCACATATTATGTGAAACACTGGATGCAGGGAAGGAGGGTATTGTGAATCAATATGAACAGTTATTAGAGATCATGAAGAAGATGGGAAGCAAAACAAATCCTGAAGAGCTTCGGCTGGCCGAAGCAGTATCTTCAACAGAAATACAAGTCGGAGGGAACAAATTAGATACAGACGACTATAAGATCAACGAAAATATCAAAGATCTGAAAGCTGGGGACTTGGTCTTGGTATATAAGATAAGAGATGATCTCTACATAATTATTTGCAAGGTGGTGTGATATGTTTCCATTTGAAGAAGATACAGAAGAAGAGAATATTAATGAAGAGGAAGAAGAGTGGTATCCAAAAGAGTATGAGGTAGATTTTGCGACAGGAAAGCTGACTGGTAAAATTGTTGAAGGATCAAAAGCTATTGCGGTATGGTGCTATCTTGCCTTATTGATTCCTAGATATAAGTATTATCAATATTCATGGGACTATGGAAGTGAACTGAGAGAATTAATCGGATCAAATAATTCGGATGAATACATAGAATCAGAAGTCAATCGTTTGGTAGCGGAATGCGTGTCAGAGAATCCTTATGTCGCTGGAATTGAAAACATTCAGATAGAAAGGCGGGAAAGCACACTAAAAATTACATTTACGATTATTACGGACTATGGAGAGGAGGAAGTTGATATCAATGTATGAAGAAATGACATTTGAATATATCCTTGAAGTGATGATGGAAGATATGCCGGACGGTCTGGACACCTCTGAAGGGAGTTTGATTTACCATGCTTGTTCAAAATGTGCAGCACAGCTGGAAGAAGCGTATCTGCAACTTGCCTCAGTATATGAAAATATTTATCCGGATACGGCTGATCTGGACCACCTTGTACTCTTTGGCCAGGAAAAAGGTATTTATATAGAAGAAGCAACAGCAGCAGTTTTCAAAGGAAAATTTAATATCCCGATAGAAATCGGAAGCGAGTTTTCCGGAGACGATTATGATTATATTGTTACAGAATTGCTTGACGATATAACACATACGTACAAGCTGGAATGCGAAGAGACGGGGACGGCTCCAAATGGGTGGCTAGGAGAATTAACACCACTTGATGATATTGACGGCCTGGAAACAGCCGAGTTGGTTGAACTAATTGAACCTGGAAGTGAAGAGGAGGATGAAGAATCATATCGGATGAGACTGTTAGATAGTTTTGAAATTAAACCATTTGCCGGAAATAAAGCGTATTACATTCAGGAGATAGAAAAAATTGAGGGCGTAGGAGGGGTAAAAGTATATCGCAGAGAGGGAGGAACCATCCCTGTGTATGTGATTTCTTCTACGCATGAAAGACCGGATGATGATGTCATACAGCGAGTACAAGAGGCAGTAGATCCATTACAAAATAATGGAGATGGAATAGGGATTGCTCCGATTGGCCATTCCGTTGTGATCAATGGAGTAGTAGAAGAAAAAATTGATATTGATATGGTATTAATCTTTGACGATGGTTACGCATACGAAGATCTGAAGAGTCAGATTGAGAGTGCAATTTCAGAATACTTTCTTTTGCTTAGAAAGGAATGGATAGAAAAAGATAATATTGTGGTAAGGAAAGCAGGAATTGAAAACGCAATATTTAATATAGAAGGTGTCCAGGATGTGACAGAAATAAAATTAAACGATCTTACTGCGAATATAACGCTTGATGAAAATGTAATACCTGTACAGGGGGATGTCGTATGCAGTTAGAATACCCTGAATGTGTGATAGCGATTGATGAGATCAAGGCTGTTTATGACAAAGGTGACATTATAGAAAAAAAACTGTTTGGTCATATAGAAGCAGCTGATCAAGATACGAACATTACAACTTCTACGGAAAACGGAATAAAGAGAAGAGAAGAAATCCTAAAAGTGAATCCGAAAGATACGGAATCACTTGAGGACAGAAGGTTCCGTATCTTAATTAAATGGTATGACAGCTATCCATACACATTCCGTGACCTTATTAACCGTATGGATAATTTATTAGGTAAAGGAAATTATACGATTGTTATAGATAATGACACTCAGGAAATGATGTGTCGCTTAGAACTTAAAAAACGAGCAATGTATGATGAGTTTGTAAAATTGCTAGAAACAATCGTGCCTCTTAATATAAAAATGGATATTATGCTTCGGTACCGGCAATGGTTAGAATATAAAAATACTACGTGGAAAGCTTTAAAAACAAAAACATGGTATGAAATGAGAAACGAGGTAAGGTAAATGGCAGAAAAGAAGTATACAGAGCATTTAGGACTTACGCAGCAGTCAGAAGAGGACTTTGTAGATGGAGAAGAAATATCAAGAAGTTTTTCGGTCCTTGATGAAGAAGTTTTTTCTATAAGAGAAAAAACGAATAATTTAAAAAATGAGGATCACTATTACTCAAATGACTATTATACATTCCCTGAGAAAATAAATAGCATTACATATGGTGAGGGAAAATATGTTGCTGCCGGGGAATATAATATATACTCATCCGTAGATAAAAGAAGTTGGAATATCTCAGACAGCAGATCTGGAATATCTGTCGCATATGGAAACGGTAAGTATATGGCTGTTGTTTTTTATTCTGGATATTACAGTCTTCTAACATCGCCAGATGGGACAGGATGGACCGAAATTCAGATCCTAGTGGATGGAGTACAATCCACTCGAAAACTAAATGAAATAGCATATGAAGACGGGAAATTTGTAATTGTCGGAGATGGAGGTAAAATTTATACATCAGATGGAACACAGATCACAGAACAAAGTAGTCCTACAAGTATAGACTTAAAATCTGTTTGTTTCGGAAATGGAATATTTCTTGCCATAGGATATAAAACAGCTACCAGCGTCTTGCTAAAATCATCTGATGCAATTACGTGGGAGTTGATATCGCTTTCCCCTCAGCTTGCAAGGAATAAGTATGAAAAAATCGTATTCGGGAATGGTATATTTGTTCTAAAAGATAGAATGAGATGTTATACAACAACAGATGGCACTGATTTAGCATTACATAGTACCCCGGAACCCCCATCGGGTGGAGACGTTTGTTTTGCAGGTAATAAGTTCTTTCTATCCTGTCGAACTAAAAATTTTATATCAACAAACGGAATTGAATGGACGGATATAACAAAAGAATTTGCATTAATCTTTCCTGTAATAAAATATTTTAATAATGAAATCATTGGCACGACGGCTGAAAATAAATTGATTGGAATTAACAAATATACAGTAGATGGTATCCGGGAAGATGTTGCTAAACTAAATTCGGATTTGGATAATATAGCAACAGAAGTAAAGACGGTTAATAATACTTTTGGATATGGTACTTTTTCT